GGCTTTTGGTCCTCTGGGCGTTACGCTATCCACCGACTTCGTGTTCGCACGAAGCTCTGTACGCTAGCGTATGTTGCCTATAGGACCACCCACCTCAGTCTCAGATGAGACCGCGGTCTCCGTTCGAGACAACCAATAGTAGAGATGCTACTGGTAACCTCTGCGGCAGCTTCAGTGAAGAACTGAAGTAAGCCTCCGGAGCAATCTGGTTGGCGGCGGTCTGCCTTCACGACTAGCGCGTGGCAGCGACGCTCAAGGAGTTGGGTACTCGTATTCCATCGCGTATTAAACGTACGCGGTGAAATCGTTGGATCCAAGTCCGACCAACCAAACAACCCTGATCCGTGCTTCACGGTAGGGATCAGAAACCCCAACCGCTCGGTTGTTGTAGCCAGCCATGCTGCTGTTGCCATCAACCCTCTCTCGAGGAGATTGTGGTGCACTTGCACGCTGGAAACGACGGATCCTGGCCGGTGCTTTGAAGGCACGTCGAGGATGTTAACGCTGGTTACATCGTAACCTGCGAAAGCATCAACCCCACATGACTCGCGGAAATTTCCATCCGCGAATGTCTTAGCAAGGTTGACCTTCAGACCGAAGGCCTCAATGTGCTCACTGAGCAGTCCAGCTACGTCCGTGGGAACTATGATGTCATCCCCAAAGACGCGGACCTGCCCCTCTCCAAACTTTCTAATGGTCTTAATCGACGGCCGGACTCCACGCTTCAGAAGCGTGGCGCCAATAGCCAAGATCAAGAACGCAATAGATTGCACTGGGAAGGTGGTAGCATTCCCCATAGACGAGTACTTACGGAGCCGATGAAGCTTCGGAGAGGTACCCGCAATGCCTTGCCTAATGTATGCCGACCTACTGGCCTGCATAGCAAGAAGAAGACTGGGAGAGCGACGAAACAGTCGCTCTACCAACCAACAAGACAGACGATCAGACGCGCTCGACAAGTCGAGAGTTGCACATGATCGATCTATGGAGGCGCGAAGCGCCAAGCTCCCGTTAAGCGTTTGGTCTTCAAAGGAAATGAAGCCATTCAGCCACGATCGCTTGACCCGTGTATACATGAAGTCTCGCACATTCTGTTGTGCCCATTGATGCGCAACCGGCTCCGCCGCAATTAAGCGGGGTTTGGTTAACGTCTTAGGAACACTAATCAGTTTTGCGGGTCTCTCTTCGCGAGAGAGTTCACGTATAGGGCGGAGGTCTGCCAGCATTGACCAGTTTGCGACTGCAAATCGATCATACGGGAAGACGTGCTCGAGCCTTTCAGGCCAATGACTAAAAGAGTAGCGATACTCTCCGAATCGTCGGTCTGAGACTGCACCAGGTCCATGACGGAAATGCCAGTCTTCGGGATCATAAACCCCGAGCGTGCTAACGAGAATATCAGCACACAGCTGATAATGACGTAAAACACGGTGAGTAAGACTAGCAGGAACCCTATCGTTCGCAAGCGCGAACGCATCAGGCTGAGCCACTGGTGCGATATCACTGAGTGATATTTTTGCCAGATTTTCAGCATTGAAGTCATCTCCATTTTCCCAATCAAGGGTAGATGGGACGATAGAGTTCTCGATCTCGAAATATTCATCGACAGCGGCACAAGTGTCGCCTTTCGATGACGCAAGACGGAGTTTGCGGCACGCTCCTAGGAGTTGTCGCAACCACCATACTGCTCTCACATCGAAATCGTTCCGTAAATTGCCAGTACTATCGAAAACGCGTAGAACCAGCCCCTTAAATAGTTTTGGGATTGGTTCCCCTTGCCTGATCGTGCCAAAGTTGCACAGATGAGACGAGGTTAGACGCCCAGTGCTTAAACACTTGTCAAGGTGTTTACGCCACTGCGGCATGACATCAAGTGCGAATTTGATGCCATGTTGTTCGATAGCGGAGCAAAGGCGAGACGAATCCCTCCTCAACTCTCGGGCAATCGCTGGGTACTCATCGGCGCAGTCAACTAACTGCGCGCGTAAAGCACCTAGGATAAACTCTGCATAGCTTTTAGTGTCCATCGGTGAATCAACTCCGTGTGGACTCTATGGCTTGCAACCGCCCCTACCTGGTCTGGGTTTTACGATTCCCAGCCCAAAAGCTTCGCAGCAATGGCGCCAGCCTTGACCATATAAAACGACATGGCCTCGGAGACGTCAATGATGTCCGAAGCAGCTCCGTTCGGATCGTTCCGAATGGTGAAGCTGATTTCGGATTGCGAACCAGATGCGGTCGTAGTCGGTTTCAGAAATCGCGTGAAAGTCACGGTGTGACGATCAAACGCCTGCGAACCGGCCTTGACCGAGTCCTTGCTGTGCCGAACTTTAGCACGGTAAGTGACCGTCCCGTCATCGAGAAAGTACTCGGACGAGTAGCCATCCTGGTTGATGAGAGGCAGTACCTTCGCGGTACCGCCAGACCCATCGAGCGTAAGGGTAAGAGTAGTTCCAAGCATAAGAGTTAATCCTTGTCTAATGTCTATAGAGGCCGCGGATGCGTTGCACCCCCAGCCCCTCTAGTATGGACAACCGAAACGTGTCCAGAAAGGGCATGTTGAAGCCCGGTGTAAGACCTGAAGAGACTTGTCGTCTCTTTCTAGTCTCGACGTAAGATCCGGCCCATTCAAGTTTGACGCTTCGTGCGTCAGACCCTAGGCCACGGATGGTTGAGCCTTGTACCTTCAGCTCGGACGTACTCATGAAGCAACAAACTCCATGGGTCGCCGGGACGGTGTTGGAGTACGCGAGAGCGTACTTACCTACATTCGTAAACCAACCAAGCAACCAGGTCCATGGGATGACATCCCATGCACCCTTCAGAGCACCCTCTAGAGAGAGGCCTCTGACGACGCGGTAAGCTTGATCATGTATCTGACGGTCATTGGGTGAATTACCAAAAGTAAACAGAGCGTTGGGTTTCCAGTTGATGGTTCCCCACGATTTCTTTGAGCAGATGTTGCTCATTGAAAACTCAACTTGAGCATCTCCGGCAAGGCCGTAGGTGCGAGATTGACTCTCTGCGATGGTATCACTACCAAACGTAATCTTACGACGTAATCCCTTTCGGGACCTGTATAGAGCATTAAGCTCGGACACACGTTTCATTGTGTGTCTCTGCAGCTCCATGAGGTCCTGTATGTCTCGAATGAGGGGCAACCAACCGAATTGCAAAGCCAGATATTGATTGGCAGCGTCAGCTCCAGTCAGGGGGCCACCTTGGCCCGTCTGTTTTGCTCTAATCAGTCGCCCTAAATCCCAGATCATACGAGGGAGTTCAACAAGATCCTGCAATAAGGTAAGGGGAGTTACCACCGGCCGCGACGGGTTAGTCGCAGCCACAAGGGTAAGTTCCCAACCCGACGGCGGGGCGAGAGGTGTCTGATCTAAGAACACTACTCGCCTTACGGGATAATTGCTGAACGTGTAGCGTGATCCAGTCTTGTACTTCGATTCCGCGGTACCGTTAGCAGCCAAATTATTCGTCATCTGTGTCGAATCAAATGGCCCTGCGGATATCGGCCTTCCAATCCTGTCCGAACAAGAGGCAACATCACTCAGAGAGTAAGGTTGCGTTGCAGTAGGACCGGCAGGAAGGGTCATCGCAGTAACAGATCCACTAAGAACGTG